AATTGTCAAGATCAGTTAGTTTCATAGTTGTTTCCAAAGAAATATATAATATATTTATCTTTCTTTCATTTATTATACGGGTTTTGTGTCAAACCTATTGTTCTGCCAAGATTTGGAAGTAGCTATATAACGACCCAATTCGTCATATAACTGTCTCTTTTTCATTTTTTCTTCTCCCAACTTGGCTAGATATATTAATTTATCATCCATATTCTTAGTGCTTTTAATTAATTTTTGATGCCCTTGAATAGTAGATTCTAAACCAGCTACCTTTTTGTCTAAATCGTATATTCTGTTTGAATCTACAATTCTGTTTCTTTTATCAAACGTACACCATGCAACTGCATGTTTTAGCGTATAAAATGTCTTATTTGTATCAAATGAATTAACTGTTACCTCATATTCATCTTTTACTCGTCTAATGACATATTTGTCAAATAAATGATAGGATCCATCTTGGTCCCTGAATATTGACAAATCTGCTAGATTATTAATTGTTTCTTCAGGTATAACTTTCTTAAATTTAGTAAAAATATCATTCATCATTTGCTAATACCTTAAAGTAAATGTTTCTTAACTCATCGCTAGTATCTAAATGTGTTGGTAGTTTGTTCCATTCGGTGCCGCATTTAATGACAGGTACACCATCACAATCTCTATAAAGTGATCCTAATTCTGACACTCCATCATAAAATACGCTAGGGTGCTGTACTGTAAAATCAAATGACCAACAAGGATAAGTCTCGTCATCTTGTTGTTCAAATAAAAACCCAAACTCTGTAAATTCATTAAATCTTATTAATTCTTTTTTAGGTTTACGTAATAATTCAGGTTGACTACGCAATGAAATAACTTGCTGTATTGTGTCAAAATTACTTTGAGTGTTTCTTTTATAACGCCATTCATCTACTTCTTTGTCTACTTCAGGACGATGGCGGTTAGGTACATTAGTCTGCGTAATGTCAAACAGGGTGTAGCAAGTAATAATGTAACTCATACTACTATTTAATAGCCGTAAAAAAACCCAAGAATTTCTTGGGCCTTTTTATTCAAGTTAAAGATTAACCTGTGAATGTTGCTGTAGCAGTAACAGTAACAGCTTCAACAGCCGCTGTTAAAGCAGTGTCTAAAGTTGCAGTTGTCCATGCGGCAACTGGATAAACAGCAATTGCCAATGTATCATTAGTGTCATCTGTGTACTCATACATATAGATTGTAGCTAATTGTTGAATTGTTTGGATCGCTGTGTTAAACTGAGTTGTAGTCACTGCACCTGTGAAAGTGATGGTGAAGAAGTCTAGTTTAGGACCTTGTGGTTGAACTGTTGCACCAGATTCAACAGCGTTAACACCAGAGTTAGTGTAAGCTGGGCTGTCATAGTTAATTACCGGTAGATAGTCACCGTTTGTGCGTGTAAATTGTGCCATTTTGATATTCCTTTAAATGTTTTGAATCCTACTGATTCATGTATATATTTATGCCTGGAACAAAAAAATATCGGTTTTGGTTACTTAATTCCAAAGTTTTGACGGCTAAAACCCATTCTATCTACATATTTGTAGCCGTTAGCAACAAATCCCTCTTGCCCTTTAGTGCCATCGTCTAATGCACCCTGTACAGGACTAGAAGCGGCTGCTTGATTTAGTTGATTCAATATAGCAGTCTTTAACATATAAACAGATGACCAGATTTCCATCAAGGCCTGAACTCCTGCAGGGTTAGCAGGGATATGTCCAGGGTATTGCTTACCTGTTTTCTTGTCTACATATCCTGTCAATAGCTTCTGCTTCATAACCCCACTCATTGCTCTATTTTCAATAAAATTATAGAACCCATCAGTTAAATCATTTAAGTTACCTTCTCTGATTCTATTGTTGAAATATACACCTAACATGTTGTTTTTGAATCCATCTGGTGGTATACCCAAGTAATCAGTATTCAGAAACTTATCTAGTGCTTTACCATACTTTTTAATTTTAGCATTAACATTTTTTAGTTCTGCTTCTGGCATTGCTATTTTAGGAGTTTGCGGTAACTTACTAGGTAATATAGCAACATCAGAATCTTCTTTCAATCCACCTAACTTACCATTCAACGATACAGCAAAATCAGTAGGATGAACCTTTTGTCCCTTAGCAGACATTTTAGCCGCTTGTTCAGGTGCATCAGGTTTGATATATTGATGTACTGCTATACCAGCAACTTTACCTGCAAGCTGTTGACCTATTTGACTATTAGCATCTACTGTATATGTAATGCCCTTTGGATTAGCTTTAAAAACATATACACCGTTTTGATTTTCTAATGGCTGACTGAATAACAAATCACCCCAATAGTAACCAGTAGTACCTTTACTTGCTTTTGCCAGTCCCGGCCATATTGCAGGAATGATACTTGCTAATCCACTACGTTCTACACCACGTAATCTATCATATTCAATAAATTGTGCAGGGCTATATATTGCTCTACCAGAACCATCTGCTTTATTAAACATATGTTTGTCTGATATACTAAACTTACCATCAGGTCCATGACCAAAAATCAATGCAGGATATCCATCCCATTTAATTGTTGCAGTTTGAGGTTTCTTAATTGTTGTGTTAACTGAATTGATAGCATCGGCAACACCTTGAGTGCCACCCAAAAATACAGAATCTTCTAAGTGTGGTGCATGACCGCCAGTGAAGGCTTCGTTAACAATCTCTAGTTTGTTAACTGTATCTCGTAAGTATGCTAATGATTCAGCTAAGTTCATTATGCTTGCTTTGCCAATGCTTGTTGTGCAAGTTGGTCAAACTTATCGTATTCGGCTGTAGTGGGTGCTCCCTTATTACCGGCTTTTACTTTGTTTGTGTTCAACTTTTGTTGACGGTTTACAGGATTAGCTGTGGTTTTAGGTTCTTGTAATTGATTCTTCATTTGGTCGAATGCGCCGGCGCCACCAGAAGAAGGTTCTTGTAATGTAGCTATTAACTGTTTCTTTTCTTCACTAGATAATTTGCTAACTAATGCCATTACTTGTTCATATGCTGAACCAGTCTGCGCCGGGGTAGTTGATGCGGGTTCGCTTGTGCTTGCTGGATCACCTAAGCCTTGTTTCATTCCTTGTGAAAAAGCACTTACCCCCGATGTTGGTTGTGCTGTAGTAGCTCCTACATTTGCACCTTGAGTTTCTCCACTGCCTTGACTATAACTTATAGCAAAACCTAAGTTAGCTAGTTGTGTCAATGCATTATTCATCTTTGGATAGCTAGCTTGAGCCTGATCTGCTAATGTTTTAATTTGTGTTTTTGCTTTAGGGTCAGTAATAGGAACTCCTAAATACTGATTAAACATGTTCTGTAAGTATTCACTTATAGATTGTGCTTCTTGTGCCTCATCAATGTTAATGATGCTTTCCAAAATATAGTCTAACTTAGCATATCTTGATTCACGTTGAACTTGACCACTACCACCTACATAGTTTTTGAATCCACTTTGTCCGCTAGTTGGTGCGGCACCTGCTTTCAATCTACCTTTAAGAGCCGCAGTTTGTTGCGGTGTCATCTTAGTTTGTTGAGTTGGAGCAGGACTCGCTGCCATTTGACTTTGTGCAGTTTGTGTAGCTGCCGCTTGCTTCTCTTGTCTAGTTTGTTCAGGGCTCTTAGGAGCTGTTGGTGCACTAGGCTTAGCTGGGGCAGGGCTGTTTGCCATTTGGTCCTGTGCAACTTTAGCGGCTGCGGCTAGCTTTTCTTTTTGAATTTCGGCAGGTGTCTTTGGTGCGGCTGACGTTGCAGGTTGTTGAGGTGTAGTATCTGCACTCGGCTCAGGAGTAGCATCTTGCTGTGGTTCCACCGCTCCGGCTGCGTCTGCTTTAATGTTAGGATCAACTAAGCCACTTTGAATAGCACTGTTCAAATTGGTACTTGCTCTACCGATAAAATCTGATATGAATTTATCTTTAGCAATTTTGTCTTGGACTGACAAGTTTCCCTCTGTGTTACCGGGTATAAGTCTATTACCTGCTTGTTTAATAGCGGCAGCTCCATAGTCACCAAACATTTGGTTTAGATTTAATTCATTCAGCTTCACGATTTTTCCTTAAAGATTTTGCAAATCTCGCTTTGTCTTTGCTTTTGATAGCACTTAACAGTTTCTTTTCTAGCAGTTGAGCCTGTTCTTCAGGATAGTGACGATTAATCATTTCAATTAAATGAATAGCACTACTGATGATATTATGGGCCCTACTCTCAATAACGTGAGTTGTATCACGGTTATTGCCGAGTTCTTCTAGTTCCTGTAACAGGGAGCGAGTTTGTTTTTGCATATAATTATCCTACAAGTATTTATGCTATTATAAGAGAATTATTTCTTTAGGGAATTGAGTAATGACTTGAGTTTTGACCCCTGTACGTCAGCTACTACACGTTTAGTCTCGGGTTCTAATATCTCTCCTGTAGTTTGATCTATGATAGGATCAGTAGACTTGAGTGTTGATTGGGTCTTTAATTGACTCATAATGTCATTGGGGCTAGGACTAGACTTGTATTTTGCTTGTTGGTCAGCATACCCGTCTGGATCTTCATCAGTAATACGCATTGTTTCAATATTGTATTCTAAATCAATCTTCTGTCCTACACCAGTAGAACTACGTGACTTCATACATTGAATCTGATACTTACCACGTTCACGCATACTACGACTTGTAAAAATACCGAATACATTATCTGCTGTATTAATCTTACTGATACCACCAGCAATGTGACTATGATCGAATTCAATTTCTTCAACAGCACTACGATTTAACTGTGAAGCAGTAACCATCAATATACCTAAGTCTTTTGCTAGGTTACGCAATTCTTCTGACACATACTTGTCTTTAATAAACTGATCGTTAGGATTAACTTTAACAGACACAGGCATAACCAAATCAAGATAGTCAATCATCACAAAGTCAACTTTGATACCAGTTTGAATCTGCACTTCTTTGATATAACTGCGTATATCATTTACATTACTTTGCGCAGGTAACCCTTTAACACGATATTGTCCTGACTTTTTGCTAGACATTCTAATCTTTAAGTGTGCGTCATCAATGTTCTTACGAATGTCCCTAGTACTCATACTGGTCAACATAGCATCAGTACGCAATGAAGTTAGTTCTTCTGACAATTCAAGTGAGATATATACACCACTAAGTCCCATCTGCAACCAGTTCAATGCTATGTTCATCATAACTAAACTCTTACCTGAACCAGAACCACCGGCAAAGATATTCAACTCACCTCGACTGAATCCACCATATAATAGTTTGTCCATCTGAGGCCAGCCTGTACTTTGTTGACCGCCTGCATTGAAGTATTTGTTAATACGTGCTTTCGGGTCAAAAAAGTAATCTGTACCCATGTCTCTTTGTAAACTAATTTGTACTGCGTCTTTGATTAATTTCTCAACAGGGCCAAAGTCACCCTTCTCTAGTAAGTCTGCGGCTTTAAGAATAGCACGTTCTAATTCTTGTCTCTTTGTAAACTGTTCAAATTCTTCTAAGAACCATTCTGTATGATTATCACCAAACTCGGGAATCAACTCAATATCAATGCCTGTTACTGCTTTAATTTGTGATTGATCTGGCAACATACCATGTTTACTAGTATACTCTTTAATGAACTCTGCGGCTGGTCTAATTGATTTATCAAAGTTGTCACTATTCATAATGTTCATCACACGGGTATACAACTCCCCGTTAGTCAACATCATTCTTAAAAACAATGTTTGTACTTCTACTTTATTATAATCTACTTGCAATTTTCTTCCTCTGCATTTCTATCTTTATTTTACTGTTTGTGGCCGACTGAAGTATACTCAATAGGGTGGGTAGCTTACCATACTTTACTACTGCATCATTAACGTCTTTGATATCGGCTTCCCAGTTCGGTAAGCTAACCTGATATCCCAACTCTAATGCTCTATCACACATTTTAAGTCCTGTTTTGTCTCTGTCCGGAACGACAATGATTTGTTTGTTGAGTGTGCTTAGTAATAATGCTTGGTCATTACTAATTTCATCATGCATTACTGCGACACCGTCAATGCTTAGTGCATCAAAGATACCTTCAGTAACAATACATACCTGCCATTCAGGCTTTTGCATATCAATGTTAAAGACATACCCGGCTTGTTGCTCGTTCAAGTACTTGGGTATTTTGTTGTCTAAGAATCTACTTGTATGTCCTACAATCTTGTTCTTATATGTGTAAGGAATAATGACTCTGTTAGCCATTCTACCTTTTTCTGACGGGGTAATTAGAAAGGGATATTCTGTAGTACTTATACCCCTTTCCTTCACATATTCTGCGAATACTTTGTGTAAAGGATTGTTTTCGTCAACTAATTCACCCTCAGGCAATACATGGTCTTTAAATTTAATCTTTACTTTTTTCTTAGGCTGAGTAAAGTCTAACAAATCTTTATGCTGTAAACTTTCTAAGCTCCAACGTTTAATTTCTGTATCATCAATGCCACACCACTTGAGTAAGTTATGTGTCTTATAACTGATAGGTTTACCTAACACAAAGTTACACTTGTAACCACAATTGAAACAATGCATTGACCAGTTACTACCATCAAACTTGATACCACCACGCATTCTACGATCGGCTTTATGACCAAAGTGGCTACAACAAATAGC